CGCAGTGGATGGTGAGGAACTTAACAGGCCCTAGCGCCCCCATCTTATTTCCCCATCTGAACGACGATACCCAGCAGAAGCATGATGATGGCGCCGGCCACAGTCAGACCGATGCTCTCCAGCCTCTTGAGCCGGGCGCAGATACTCTCGTAACGCAGCGTGCAGATTTCCTCATGGGTAGTGAGACGCGCTTCGGTTCGGTCAATACTAGTCACGGCATTACTCGCTGTAGTTGGTTTCGGCGGGCGTCATAAAACCACGGACGATCTGCGCAATAGCGTTCAACGCCGGCGCAGGGAGCCTGCTGATCTGACCAGCCAGCGTAGTAGCCGTCGGGTATTGGTTCATTAGATTAAGTGCGTTCTGACCACTCATGAAACCGCCGGCCAACTCTTGACCGATCTTGGGCTTCATCAGTTGCGATACGAACTGCTCACCACCTTCCAGAGCGATACGCCCTGCCGGGACCGTGGATAGGCCCATGCGCGTCAGGCTACGCAACTTGTTGGGTGTCTCGCGGCCCATCAGTTCGTTTGCGGCGACGCGCCCAGACTGCGCCAGTTCGGCCATGCGGTTGTTGCGGGCAATCTCATCGGCGGCGGTCTTCAGCGCTAGATAACGCTGAGGATCAGCCAGCGCCATGCCGGCGATGTCGTACTGCTTGGTGCCCTTGCCGAGAATACCTTCGACAATGTCGGGACGCTCACCGCCCATCAGCGCGACAAACTCAGTCGGGCTTTCCTTGGCAAGCTGCGCGCCCTTGGCCGTCAGTTCTTGACGATTGACCGCCTCAAAGCCCTGACGCGTGCGTGCCAGATAGTCTTTCCAGCCCTGACCACCGGCGCCTTCGATAGCGTCGTCGATCATGGGACGGATGCTGGTCAGCAGCGAAGCCGTGCGTTCCTTTGTGCCAGACGACGGCTGCGCCCGCGACCCCAGCAGCCGTTCGACGATGTCGTTCAAACCGGTCTTGCGGATTTGGTACAGGTCGCGTGCGTCAATGACGCCGTTTTCGTCAGCCAAACCTTCAAGCTGCTTTGCCAGCTTGACCAGCGTACCGCGCTGAAGCGTGTCGGCGCGGGTGCCGGGAGCGGCTGCCATCTGGCGAAGCTGTCCGACGATAGGCGCAACCTGAAGCGGCTGCATACCTTCCGCGGCCATGTTGGCCACAACGTCTTCCATGTCACGGGCGACGCCGCGCTGGGCGATTGCAGCCTGCGCTGCACGTTCACCGCGCTGGGTCATGGCGCCAGCCAGACCACGTCCGCGCGCCACAGCTTGCGGATTGAAAACGTCGCCGAGATCGTCGGCCTGACCCAGCCGCGTCTCAGCGCGTTCAGCGCCAAACGTCATACGCCGCGCAAGACCTGACTGTTCATCAGCCTGCTGACGGGCAAGGGCCGCGATGCGTTCTGCCTCCGGAACTACCTGACCGGCGATGTTCGCGCGCTCCAGTGCCGCCTGCGCCTGCGGCTGGGTAACCTCGCTGACGCCGCGCCGCGCTAGTTCGCCAGCAGCACGCGTTTCAGTTGCCGTGCCACCGCCAGCCGCCTGCGCCAGACGGGCTTCGCGGGCTGCGGCTTGGCTCTCAAGCACATTACGGACTTCGGTCGGCCTCAGACGTTCTACGTCAGCGCCCAGCGCCATGAACGTGTCAGGCTCGACACCGGCGTCAACCAGCACCTGACGCGCCAGACGCTGATCGTCAGGCGACAGCGCAGAGAACGCCGCGCGGGCTGCGTCGGCGTCCTTGCCGAGCGCTTCGCGGATCAGTTTGCCTGCCTTCAGCTTGGTCATGCGGGTGAGGTCAACTGCCTTACCGCCCAGCTTGCCGACGATGTTGCCGACAATCGGCAGCCCCGCACCGAATTCGGCGCCGGTCACGACATCCTGACCGGTCAAGCCAGCGGACAGACCGCCGGATACCGCACCACCGGCAGCGCGCGTAGCCAGATTGGCGATCCGCGCCGAACGCGGAAGCGCCGCGATCTGCTGCTTGGTGAGGCCGGACGACAAACCGCCGGTCTTGGTGGCTGTACCAATTGCCTTGACGATCTTGCCGGTCTTAGGCGCGACATTAGCTAGAGCGCCTCCAGCCCCTTCTAGCAGCGCGCCAGCACCCGAAGTGAACGGTGCGGTTGCAAGCGTCTGGCCAAGGACTTCGCCAACAACATAAGCACCCGGCTGTTCCACCTGTGCTTGTCGCCCTTGCGCCGCCATGCGGTTCCTGACTTGCGCGCGCTTTGTCTGCGCGCCTTTGCCTTGGATAGCGTTAACCGCCGCCAGAACCGGATTGTATTTTTCAACAAACTGACCAATCGGCGCTACGCCGCGCTCAACGCCAGAAACGAGGGCTTGCCCGCGGCTCATCTTGGGTTTGGTGCCGAGGCGCTGCTGCACCATCTGCGTCCCGATGTTAGCCATCTGGAAGCCCTGCTGCGCCAGCTTTTCTAGCGCAGGGTTGCTTTTGCTGCCGTAACGCTTGGCCATCGCCGCGCGCATAGTTTCGCGCGAAGTGCCGTCCGGAAATTCGAGGATCGCGCCGTCAGGCCCTTCGACTTCGATAGGCATTACTCAAAGTCCCCCGTAGCAGGGTTGAACTTAAGACGCTTCGGCGCGGCGGAAGGTGCAGCACCAGCACCAGCGCTGAACGGCTTGCCGAACTGTTCGGCGTAAGCCTGTTCGACGCGGGCCTTCGACGCCTTCAACTGTGCGATAAATTCGCGGACGTGCTGCTTAAACAAAGCCTCGCTCTGCGAACGACCAAGAGCGCCCGCCGCCTGCTGGAGCATGGCGTTTTCGCGGTCGGACACCTGACCCAGCGCGCCACCGGTCGGCGACGCGTCGCGCAGTGCCTGAAGTTCAGCAAAGCCGCCTTGCACCAGCAGCGTGCGGTACAGGTTCAGCGCGTCGGCCGCGTCTTGCGAGGATACTTCCAACGCCGTCTCAGGCAAGTTGCCTTGAATGTTGCCGACGATAGTATCTAGCGACGGGTGCTTAAGCAGTTCTTCCGCGTTGCGGATCATCTTGTCGTACTTCGACCCAGCAGCGCCCGCTGCCGTGCGGGCCTTGGCTTCTGCTTGACGCAGCATGATGTCCGTGCCTTCAAGCGGCTGACCAAACTGAACACCGCCGGCACCACCGCTGCCCGGACGCTGACCCGTCTCAAACTCACGCATGGCCTTGGCGACCGCCGGAACCTGCGCCGCCGTGATCGGCTGATTGATGTCGATGCCGGTCTGGCCTGCGATGTACTTCTTGTAGTTGCTGACCGACGCCGCGCTGTTCTCCGGTCCCGGAGGCGCGTAACGGTTCACGATCTTGTCAATCGTGTTGTAGCCCTTGTTGACGTAGCTGCCGCGCAGCAGTGCTTCCTGCGCCGCAATACCGGCTTCCGGCGTAGCAAACGTAGCAAAGCCGCCGCTGGCGCCCGTGTAACCGGGCTGCGACTTAGCGAATGCACTGTCCTTAAGCGCCCCCGGATTGGTCTGAAGCGCGCCTGCGACACCACCGCGGGGGCCACCGACCAGACCGGGAGTTTCACTGCCGGTGGTCTTGGTGGGCATCGGACGAATGACGCCCATATCGTCTTTTACATATGTGATGCCCTGCGGCGCCTTGACGCGGGTGCCCGGCACTTCAGCCGTCGGCATACCACTGCCCGCATACTCAGGCGCTGCCATCGTGTACGTCTGGTCGCCGGTCGTGATGTCGATGAACTTCTGCTTAAGTTGTTCCTTAGCATCCATCGTCTGATACAGCGTGCGCTGGCGCCATGCGTCAAAGTCCGCCGGGTTCTGCGGGATAGACGACATGGTCTGCGCGATAGCCTGATCCATATCTGGAAAATGCTGGTGCAGAATTTGTGCAACGTTATGCGCTTCGTCAGCGTTGCGAACGTTCGACAACGCCAGCGCCGACGTATTCAAGAAATCGGTTACGTATTTAAGCTGCGCCGACTGCGCCTCCGACTGCGCCTTAGCCTGCTGCGGCACAGCCAACTGCTGCTTAAGCTGCATTTCCTGCTGCGCCATCGCACCCTGACGTTCAGCAGCGCGCTGCTGCGCCATCATATTCATAAGCTGCGCGTTGCGCTGGATAGCACCGCCAAGAATGTCGGTCTGTGGTGCGCGGGCGCCGAGGGCGATTGCTTGGTTAGCCATTTTGATTAACCCTTCATGCCCGCAAAGGCGTTATACGTCGTCGGCGTAACTGACGGCGTACCGCCGCCGCCACCGTAGCCGCCGCTGTTGTAGTAGTTCATCTGCGCCTGATACAGCGGGTAATTCACAGCCGCCTGACCGATGCTGCCAAGAGCGCCAGCCAGCGCGTTAGCAGACCCGACGTAACCAGATGCGCGGGCTTGCCCGGCGTTGTACAGATTGGCGGCTTCATTCTGGCCTGCCTGACCAGCAGCACCCGTCAACGTGTTGACCGCCGACTGACCGGAACCCATCAGCGACTGAAGCGGGTTCAGACGGGCAGCGCGCTCGACCTGATAGCGGTTGAAGGCGTTCTGGTATTCTTGGCTGGCCAAGTCCTGACCGAAGCGCTGGATGCCCTTCATGGCTGATCCAGACAGCAGCCCACCACGCGCAGCCGCCGAACGCTCCAGCGCCTTCATCCCTTCCGACTGACGGAATGCGTAGCCGGGGTCTTGCTGGAACTGCTGCGTGCCGAACGGCTTAGCCAGACTACCATAGCCGGGCGCGTTGGCATCGCCGCCGATGCCGAGAAGCTGCATGATCTGGTTCTGGGCAGTAAGACCAGCCTGACGGAACGGCTCTTGTAGGGCGACCTGCCGCTCGTACATGCGCTCCTGCGCGGCTTGTGCGTCCTGCGCGGCCTGCGTCTGCGTCTGCGCAGCCTTTTTGGCCGCGCTGCTGGCAATTGCCGCGCCGCCGAGCGATGCAACGCCGCCGATAATTGCGCCTGCAACTGGCATCAGCTTAACTCCATCCTATAAATTCGGTATGGCTTACCGAAGGTTTCTATCACTTCATCGGTCAATTGCATACCCCCTTGACGGGCGAAGCGTTCGACGTGCTTATGTTCCGGCGCGATCTTGGTCCAAAGCATTTTAGTGCCGTGGGCCTTGGCGTAGTCAATAGTCTTAGCGCGGATGTCAGCGGCCCACGGCCCCCGCCCTTCCGGCAGCACAAACGTATGTACTTCACGCACATCTGGGGCGGACCACATCAACAAAAAGCCGCCATGCTCGCCCATCAAAAACCAGTGTTCCGGGCGGTTCACCAGTTCGCTTAGGTCCAACTCACCGAAGTCAGGGTCGCCCACGAAAGGTCGCACGTCCGGATGGTTGACCACCCGGTTGATAAAGTCGGTGTCGAAACACCGCTCCAGCATTAGCTGACCAGACGGCCCGAGGCGCGGATGTTAATGGCCGAAGCCGTTCCAGCAATCGTCGAGATGAAACCACCAACGGGAAGCACATGTCCGACCAGTTCCGGGAAGGTGTACGTCTCGGTAGGCTGGAGCGTCTTGGTCTTGACGATCAAGTTGTCGTTGCCCGCGCTGCCGGCAGCCGTGACGAGGTTGACGCTGATGGTCGCGGCGGTCGTGTTGTAGTTCGTCGCCGTGAACTTGTCGATGATCGTCTGCACACCGTTCGACGTGTACTGCGTCGTCTGGGCGTTCTCAGCCGTCTTGGCCGGGATGATGTTGCTGATGGATACGGCCATGTTAAACCTCCAAGGAACTCACGTTATCGGTCACGGTCAGAATTACCGACGGGATTGCCGGATGCACCGCAGTCGCGGGATCATACAATATCTGAATGCTGGTGTCGTCAACTTCCCACATGATCTCTATGTAGTCACCCGCATTAAGCTGGATCAGGTAATTCCACGCGGCCAGAAGTTCCGAATTGTTACCTTGCACGCGAACTTGACCGGTGCTGTCAGGCACATTTACGCCATTCTTACGCAACCAAATCCAGATCAAAGCGTCGCCGCCAGCGGTCTTGTCTAGCTGCGCGGAGAACTGAATGTTGTAGACGTTGGGGCGGTCCACGTAAATGCGGGATGTCGGCGTCCCACGGGTCACGCCAACGGACAAGTCCGTCGTGTTGAACGTCATGGCGTAAGCCGTATTGATAGCGGCTGCCGTCTGCGTCGTCGTGTCGTAGAACGACCCGTAGCGCGGGGTGCGATATTCCTTGGCCGGCGGCGACAGCGCCAGCGCCTGAAGCTGCGTCTGGATCGCGGCGATCTCGTCCTCAGTCGCGGCAGGCGGTGTGACGCCGGTCGTCTGAGCCAGACTGTCAACCTTGGCATCGACGGACGCCGTCTCGGAACAGCAGTCGGGCGTGCTCTCTAGCGCCTGAATGGCATCCGAAAACACCGCGTCGTATGACGCCAGCAGCGAGTCCGCGTCGGGGGCAAGGAAGGTTTCTTCCTGATTGGTTTGGGTAGCTGTCAGCAGCGACAGAAAGAACCGATACCACTCACGGCTGATCGCACCGGATCGCTCGTCGATCAACGCAACGCGCGGCGGCGTAAGCTGTGTAGGGTTGATCGGCGAGTACGCCATCAGGCACGCGTCCCGCTGAGCAGCAGTTCAGCGCCCATGATGTAGATGCGTACCGGATCAGTACCCGAGATTTCGTAGACGCGGTCACGTATCTTAAGCGTAGCGCCCAGACGCCGCCAGATCGTGCGGTAGCCCGAACGACCGATCCGGCCCATCGACTTCCAGTGTTCGTTGGACCACGTATGGCCGCCGTCGTCCGACCAGCGCAGCATGACCTGAGGGTTGTCGCCTTGGCCCGTGACCAGACCGACGCCCGTCTCGCAGTCTAGCTGCATGGAGTGCTGGATCGTGCGGGCGAGGTTATTGGCGCCGGTGGGCAGCGCACGCCACGAACGCAGCCACTTCTGCGGATCGCCGTCGTCGGAGTAGTCGTCCAAGTTCAGCTTGTAGATTTTGCCGTTCTGATAGTCCCCGACTACATTTGTAGCGTTGAAGAACATCTGGCAGTTGCCGCGGTGGCGGTTGAACGCGCCGTTGGCGAACGATGCCCGTTCGTGCCAAGCGCCGGTCGCCACGTCGAATACCCAAGTCGTGTTGGCAGTCGGGAAGTTCAGCACGTAGAAGCTGTGGCCGTCCTGCTGGTACGTGTAGCCAACCGCGTCCTCAAGGTTAGCGTACTCTTGCAACTGCCACTCAATAGCGTGCGTCGAGATGCGCTGTCCGATATAGCCGGCAGCGCGGTAAACCATGCCCTGACCGCGTGCGTCCTTGCCGAGCCAGTAAATCTGGTTGTCCATCTTGGCGATGGAGTACGGTGCCGCGCAGCCGAGTTCGTTGAAGGCGCCCTGAATGCGGGTCAGCGGGAAGTCGGTCAGGCCGGCGTCGTACCAGACTTCGGTCGAGTTGGTGCCAAACACCCAGACTTCGCGGTGATCGACGAACACGGCCACAACGTCGTCTGGGTTTCCTTCAGCGCTGGCAAAGTCCAGCGGATCGACGCTGGTGCCGTCCAGCAACTGCGTCACCCAAATCTTCTGGCTGTTCGGTTCGTTGAACACGAAGTAGCCGTCGATGTAGCCGACCGTGACCGCGCCCGGAAAGTCCGGGTCGGTGATCTGCTGGAACACGTCAGTGTTGACGTTGTAGATGTAGCCCTGCGGGTTGGCCGCGATGAATAGCTGCGTGCCGTTGTCGGACATGCTGACAGGCCCGCTGCCAGCCACAGTGCCCTTGGCGACCGCGTTCCAGTTGCTGTCGATCTGGTACAGCGTGTTGCCCGACACGGCGTAGCCGTAATCGCCGTACTGCCACATGCCGCGGATCGGACCGATGCCAGCAGTCAGCAGACGGGTGAGGCCGGGCGCCCGCTGAAGGAACGCCGGCTCTTTGCCGCCCTCCGGAACAACTTCCGGGAACAGATTGACCATTCGGTTGTCGGCGGCGTTGACGCTTCGTGCGACATACGCCGACCCGAGGATCGGCGTCTTCATTAGTAGTTACCTGCGTAGATGTTGAAGCGCTGACGGTTGGCCACGAGGCTGTAGGGCAGCGACATGATGTCGTCAGGATTGTTGACGCGCTTGAGGTCGCGCTTCGAGGTCATAGCGATGCGCTGGACTTGCGGGCTAGGTTCAACGCCAAACTCCGGCGCGAACTCGCAGGCCAGATTATAGCGGAACGCACGCAGATAGCCGGGCGGGAAGTGGAGTTCTGTCGCCAGCGTAGCGGGCTGCGTCAGTTCTTCGACCGAGATGAAGTGCCAGCGCAGCAGACGCGTCGGGCGCGGGTAGATGTACATCTCCACGTCCGGGTAGGTCATGTTGACGAAGATGACCTGCGGGAACGTCGAGGTCACGGTCTTGACCGCGATGCCGTCGTACTGCTGCTGGTTGATGAACTTGATGCCGTAGCTGACGCCGGTGCCCGGATCGACGAAGTACGTTGCATCGTCGAAGTAGACCGGGCGGTTACCGACGAAGTCGCCGGTAGGGCCGAGCGTGCGGCTGAGAATGCCTGCGGGCCAATCGAACTGCTGATCCTGCGTTGAGAAGACGGACAGACGTTCCGTGTTCCAACTGTCGATCATCTGGTTCATGGCGTTGAGCGCGTCCTGCGACGTTTCCGCCGAGGGGACTTCGCCTTCGGCCAGCACACCCAGAAGCCGGAGTGACCCGTTAATGATGTCGCCAGCCGTTGCCATGATTAATCTTCCTGCTTTGCCCGTGGGCGTCCACGGCGCTTAGGAGCCGCCATTTCGTTGACGACCGGCTCGTCGGCCTCATCGTCTTCGACCGCCGCAGGAGCCGACGTGGTCGGATCATAGCGCATCCAACCGTTGCTTTCATCATAAATCGCTTCGTGTTCGCTGATAGCGACCTTAGCGCCATGAGCCGGATGGATCATGTAGATAACTGCCATAATACCCTCTCAAAAATGGACGGCCCGAAGGCCGCCCATTCTCATTAGCTGATCGCCATGAACTGCCACTTGGTGCCGTCCGCGTAGAACAGCTTACCCTTACCGGTGGCGTTGGTGGTGATACCAAGCGAACCAGCAGGGGCCGAAGTGGTGGTCGAGTTAGCGGTGATCGCCGTGCTCAGGATGTAAACGCCGGCGTTCGAGTTGGCAGCCACAACGCCCGTCGAGGACGACGAGGTCACGGTGTCAGCCGTCACGGCACCGCTGACGGTGACGCTTTCGAACGAAGGATCGGCGTAAGCAACGCCAATAGCCTTGGTGTTAGGCATAGGTTTTACTCCTTAAAAGGTTGCCCCGGCGCTGAGGCCGGGGCAAACCCATTAGCCAACGCGATACAGCGACCAAGCGCCGTCGCCCGACTTGCGGGCGCGGAACATCTGGGCCGTACCGGCAGTGGCGGCAACCGTCATCAGACCGACGAGGGTCCAGCCCGTGCCGGCGACCAGCGTGATGACGCCCGAAGACGAACCATCAACGTTGACAACCGAGAAGCTGAACGTGCTGCCGACCTTAGCGCTCGACAGAGTTGCTTCGAGGTCCGACACGGTCGGAAGGGTGTACGAAGCAGCCGACGTACCGGGGCTGCCGAGGATCAGACCGTTGAGGGTCTGAGCGACGGTCAGGGTCGCGGTCGAAGTGGCGGTGGCCGGGACCGGAGCGTAGCCGAGAACGGCTTCGTTCAGGTTGCCATCACCAAGCTGGTAACCACCAGCACCATTAGGAAGAGCCATTGTAATTCTCCTTAATCAGAGTGGCCCCGACCGAAGCCGGGGCCGTAAGTTGATTAACCCCAGAGACGGCAAGCCATCTGCGGGCGGATGGTGCTGTAGCCGTACAGAACGTCGATACGGCAGGGCATACGGTCGTTGTTGATGTCGTACTGACGGACAACGCGGAGCGAGATGCCGTTGTGGACAGCGCGCGAAGCCATATCGACACCCTGCGGGAGCAGAAGGTCGGCGGTGGCGAAGGTGATCGCGTCCTTGTGGTACACGAGGTTCTGCGCGTACTGCGACGAAGCAGCACCGACGAACACGACAGCCTTGCTGTTGCCCGGCAGAGCATCGACGGTGGCGAGAGCATGGTTGGCCGAGTAGATCGGCGAAACCGTGATCGAACCAGCGCCCGAGCCGTTCAGGGTCACGTCGGCGAGAGCGACGAACTGGAACAGCGAACCGGTGCTTTCGCGGGTCTGCGGGTTCACAGCGTAGCAGTCAGCGACGGTGAACACGTCACCAGCCTTGACGGTGGCGTTAGCGCCAGCGCCGGTGATGGCGATGGTGGACGCGCCTTCCGAGGTCACAGCAGCCGAGGTCGTGCCGCCGGTCGCGGTGCGCGAACCGGTGGTGAACTGCTTGATCGACTGCGACATGTTGATTTCGTCGAAACCAAGCACGCCGGTGCCCATCAGGCCGTTCTTGAACTGACGGCTGATGGTGTCGGTCGGATTGAACAGACCCTTCATGCCTTCGACGAGGCCAGCGTTGGCAGCCGGGTTAACGGTTGCGTAGCGCGGGGCCATGACGGCAGCGTTTTCGTTCAGCTTCTGCTGGGCAGCAAGCAGAACAGCCGACGTGGCGGGCGTGGTGCCCGGCGTGCCGACCGAGTTGCCGATGGTCTTGAACGAGTTCGCAACGTCAGCGTCAATCGACGAAGCAAGCTGCGAAATACGCGGCTTGAGAACGCGTTCGGCGAAGTCGTCGAGCTGCATGGTCAGTTCGGCGGTGGTGAAGTTCACACCGATGTGCTTCTGCGAAGCAACGGTCAGGGTGGTGAACTGTTCGTTGTCGTCCTGCACCTGAAGGGCAGCGCCGTCGGTGACGAGAGCGCGGTCAGGCAGGCGGATGCGGAGGGTCGAACCGATCTTGGCGCCTTCAACAGCGAAGCTGTCGTCGTACTGGCGGTTCACGTTGCGGGTCAGGACAAGATTATTCTCAAGGATTTCAAGGGCCTTGCGAGTAATCATGTCGATAGTAAGAATGCTATTGGACATGGGTCTAATCCCTAATTAGCGGTTGCGTTGTGCCTCGTACTTCTTGATCTGCCGCATCCGTTCCGCTTCGATCCATTCCGACGTGCTCATCGACTTGGTCGAACGAGGGTCGGTGGTGTCATACGCGGGCGTGCCATTGGCACGGGGTGTGACAGGTGCAATCGGTGCCGGGGCCGTTGAAGTTTTACGGACCGGAGGGTTCGACATCAGCGATGCCTCGACCTTACCGATTTCCTTTGCCTGCAAGATCGGGTTCAAACGGGAAATCCGTTCCGCTTCCTTCGGATTGGAACCGAGCCAGTAAAGAACATCGGGACCAATGTCAGAAGCCTGAATGGACTGCGCCATGATTTCCGTGACGGGAAGGCTTTCGTTGTACGCTACCTGATCGAAATCGTCGTACTTATCTCGGGCCGTCTCTTCACGTTCATAGTACTGCTCGAACAGAGCCTGCTGCTGCTTCGCGGCTTCCCGCTGGGCCAGCAATTCCTCCGCCTTACGCTCGGCCAAGGCTTCTGCGTAATCTTCGTAGGAACCAAACTGCTCGGGAACCAGATCGGCGGCAGGCGCTGCCTGCTGACGGGTCTGGGCTTCCGCAAGCCTCTGGGCCTGTTCGCGCTCCCATTTGCGCTGTTCTCTTGCGAGGCGCTTACCGACAATGGCGTCCAGTTCTTCTTGAGTGAAGGTCTTGGTCGCTTCCTGCTCGGCAGGCGTTTCCGGCGTCGTGTTTTCTTCGGGCTGGATTACTGCCGTGGTTTCCAGTTCCGGCGCGGGCACTTCCGCTTCAATAGGGACGATGTCGTCCATGTGGTTTTGACCCTTTCAAGTCACCTGATGATCCGCACCAGTACGGTTGTCGGCCAGACTACAACATCTGTTGCAGTCTGGCAATCTCGGTTAGCCGTTAGACGACATCGGCGCAACTTGACGCGGGTCCGTCGCGCCCGTCCATGTCAGTTCCAACGCATATTTAGTTGCAAGGGCTTGGTTAGCGCTTCCGTTAAGCGCTGCTTGTGACCGTGTAATAGTCTGCGTGCCTGCGCCTATATTAACAAACAGAACGCGCTGCCCAGCTACAGCACCGGTAAATGTGTTGATGGTGCGCGGGGATGCGTTGTTGAGAAGCACAACGCCGTTGCCACCATTCAACGCGCTAATATTCAGATCGGTGCCCGATCCAGTGTCGGTAATGGTCGGGGCTACGTCAGTGCCAAGGCAATAGCCGGTTGCAGAAAGGCTAAACGGTGCCGTGGCTGCGGAGAAGTTATTGCCGGTCAACACAGGGCGCGCGGTAGCACCAGCAATTTGTGAGAAGCCGACCAGCGCAGCAGTGCCCGCAGCAGGATCGTGCAGGTTGTCGGTAATTACCAGCTTGTTCGTGGTCGGGCCTTGATCCGAAAAGCACCGGCCAACCGTATCGCCAGCGCTAGACCGCGCTCCGATGAAGTTATCACTAGCAACAGCGCCTGCGGCAGTAAGAAGCACTGCACTACCCTGCCATTGGTCTATGGAGTTATCCGCAATGACCACTTCCTGCGCCGATACGGCTTGGATAGCGCCCGAGTTTGCGTTTGATCCTACACCCTTGTACAGCACTACGTTTCCGGTGCAGGTCACACGCTTTTGCGTGACAGTAGACGCACCGTTCAGATTGATGCCGTAGCCAGTGTTTTCGCGACCAGATGTCGTGCCGTCAGACTTGCGGGCGTCAACCACATTATCGGAAACGACATTAGACCAACCGGCATAGTTAATGGCGTCGCCTGACGAGCCAGTAACTGCAATCCCATTCAGCGTGTCGTATACGACATTCCCGATGACGCGCAGTTCGTAACCGCCGTGAGTATCTATACCTTCCCAGTTTACGTCTTCGACATGGTTTCCGGCTACATACCAATCCCAGCAAAACGGATTGGTCGCCTGCTTTGTCCCCGCATTCGGATCGCTGCTATAGCCAGTGCTGTCATGCGTCAGGCTAACCCCGTACATATTCCCAGCAGTTCCGGGCGCAATAGTTTGCACGGTGTTTTCGGTAAACGTGCCGTGATTGCACGACAAGAACATAGCGCCAGCGTAACCGCAATCATGGATGTAGTTGTCGCTGAAAGTGATCTTATCAACAAACTGCGCGTAAACTCCATGAGCGCCGAACTGCGAGATTTCAGTGCCAACTACAGTCAGGCCGACTTTACGCGATGCGGTTGACGCGCCGACCATGTGCAAGCCATTTTCGTTTCCGACATAAACGCCGCCAGCCGGGCCTTGAATAGCGCCGCCGCGAACCGAAAAGTTTTCCCCACTAATGGTAATGGCCTTGACGCCAGAACCCAGCACGTTGAACTTCAGGACTGCGCCCGGCTCCATAGCGATCTCGACATTATCGTTCGACACTGTAAGTGCGCCAGAACGATAAATGCCTTCAGGCACGTACATAGTGCCGCCACTTGTCAAAACGTCGAGGGCTGCCTGAAGAGCAGCCGTGTTGCTTGTGGCATCATCACCAACAGCACCATAGTCCAGCACGTTTACGACCGCGCCGTCGATCATCGAATAGGTGACTTTGGTAAGGGCCATTAGAAAAGTCCTTAGATCAGATAGGTGCAGCTAAAAATGATAGACCCCGAAGAGGCCATCTGTGCAATTGTGGTATTGCTGGATGATACGCCCGATCCGGTTTGCGGAAGGTTGCCATAAAGTACGTTAGCCTGCGGCTGGAAGCTGCAAAAAGTACGCAACGCCGCAAATGTAATGCCGTCAAGGCTAGAAATAGAGCCTGCGCCCGAGGCACCGACTGAACTCTCGCCTGCAAACGGAAGCGAAATACGCAGATCGCCCGAACCACCGGAAATGGCGCTCCAGCTAATAAATGCGCTGACAGTGACGACGTTTCCAACGCGGACATATTTGCCGCGCTGAAGTCCGTAAGTCACAGTTGGATTGGACGACGAGGCCGTAAAGACCGGGGTGTACGTACCTTCGTCGTACTGGCTCAGAACATCGCCGCCGTTTGCGCTGAAGTCGATGCCTTTGCCAGCGGTGCCGACGACGAGGTTGCCGGTAACAGCCGAAATATCGCCATTCGACGCAATCTTCATGCGTTCTGCGGGGGTAGTGCCGGTAATAAATCGAATACTGCACGCGACATCGGTGCGCGGAGCAACAAGCAAATCGCCAGCGACACCCATGGAGCTATTGCCGGTAGCTACGTAGCTTTGTACCTGCGCGGCGGGTATGGCGGATAACGTCGTCCCTTTTATCTGGATGCCAAGCGAATCCGATCCGCCAGCACTACCTACACTCATTTGATTACCTACGACGCTAAGTATACCGTTAGCCGTCGTCGTACCTGCCAGCACATTGCCGTTAGAATCAATCACAAACGGCGTTGCGTCTGGATTGGCGCTATCTTCAACCACCAGCGCATTACCGGAACCTGTCTGCGTAATACGCACGGCATTGCTGGATGAATTATTTTCAATCGTCAGTTGCGAAGCGGCTACTGCTTTACCGGCAGTCAAGTTATCGACGCTTACTTTGACGGTGCTACCGCCCTGAACAATAGGCAAAACCTCCGTACCAGCCAGCGGTGTAGTCGCGGAAGTAAGCTGAGAAATCTTTTTATCGGCCACTTTCTCAATCCTTTATCTGTTGCAGTCTGGCAATCTGGGTTATTGCGTCACAATATATAGTTGCCGCTTACAGAAATAATTGTACCCGCTGTGGTCAGTGTAATCGGATTGGCATTTGCCACCAAACCTGTCGTGTCCCGGTCCAAAAATATGTCCGATCCGTTAATGACGCCGCCGCCTTTTTTGTAAATAGCGCCGGAAGCATCAGCCAACAAGCAACTGAAATCGCGCTGATTAGAAACCGAAACTACTGGCACCGGCGCATCTAGCGATATGTTGCCTGTCGCAAGTCCTGTGGTGGTTGAACCTACGGTCAAACTAGCGGTAAAAGTTATGACGCGACCGTTACGGGTCCACCTGCCGTACAAAGAACCATTGCCTATGGTTATGGCTGTGCCGCCGGCACGGAACGTCGGGGTGAAGTCATGGACTATATAATTGTAAATACCGACCGCGCCGGAGGCACCGCTGTTATCTTCATATCCAGCGTTCATTTCGCCGGTAAAATGGTACGCGCAGTTAGGGGCAAAAGTGACTAACGAGCCGACAGCGGCTCCAGTAAAATCGCCAGAACCCTTTAGAACATAACCAGCCGGGCCAGCCCACCGTCCCGCCGCAACGTGAACGCCGCGTGTGTTGTCGGTAAATTTGCAGTCAAATACCGTGGAACTTGTGACATAAAAGTCGTTGCAAGCGCCGAAGTCAAAGCTGCAATATCCTGCGGAATTGAAGCCTACAAAATTAATCGGGCTTCCGCCGATGACGCCGGGATTGTCATGTACAACGGCGTAGTTGTTAGTGCCCGTCGCACCATCGACGCGCCATGCGTCCACGTTAAGCCAGAACGACCGCGATCCGCTCCCATTCGTGCTCACCGCCGTAAAATGAATGGGGTGTCCGCCGGCTGCGTTTATGAAACGGCAGTTAGAAACAGATTGGTTGCCATTCGATAGAGGGATGTCGATAATACCGCCGGTATTTGTGCCGCCATTGCCGTCCCACGTCATGTCTTGACAGCCTACGCCGTCAAGAAAATTAGCCATGTAGCCGCCGTTGAAGTCCCTTTTCAGGCACGGCGTATACCGACCGGGACCCTGCAAAGTCGTGTTTGCTGGGATGTTACCGAGAGAACTGCCTAGTCGATAAAAACTAACGGGTTGAGGAAATACGACGACCCCGCCAGCGCCTGCTGTAATTGCCGCCGTGATAGCCGCCGTATCGTCCGTCACGCCATCGCCGACAGCGCCGAAGTCCTTGACCGAGACGTACTGAGACAGCTTCGCTTCGACGTTCGTAGCCACGCCGCCGGTGAATGGCGGGTCATACGTAACGATGTCAGCGTTGACCGCGCCGGTGGTGCTCTGGACAGCCGTCGTGAACTTCACTTCAGCGCCGACATGCAAACCGGACGTGAACGTCACAGTCGTGCTGTCCGTTTCCAGATAGCTGGTGCCGATATACTGGTTCACGCCGTCGATGTAGACCGACAGCGAGTTCGTGCCGGGCGCATAGTTAATCGTCGTCAGCGTGAATACGGTCTGGCCGGCAGTGGCCGTGATGACCTCTTCCTGAACCGTGTAGTTGACGAAGTTAGAGTTGATGCCCGAGATGTTGTCGTAAGTGCCGATCAGGATCGCTGTAGAGGTTTCGATGACAAACTTGTACAGCAGGCTGTCAGTCAGCCAAATTTCGCCGCCCGGAACGCGTCCAGCGCTGTCGAGAATGATCGGGTTGCTATGCGGCGTAGAGCCAGCCGCGCTGGTATAGGTGGCCTGCGGCGTGGTCGTGCCGGCCGCATAGGTGTAAATCTTACCCCCGGACAGCGGCTGTCCGTTGTTGTCGAAGAACTGACCAGCAACACCGCCGATGGGGGAAAGGGTGACAGACATCTAGTTACTCCAGCAGCAGCAACCCGCCGTCCTCTTGGACGAGGTTGTCACCGATCTCGGTCAGCAGATTGCCCTGCACGGTCGCGTCTGCGTAGCCTGACAGGAAGCTGATGATGCTTCCAAGGCCGAGAGCGATACCGTTACGGAGGGCGCCTGCAAAACCCATAGGTTAGTTCCGGTTAATAGGCTTGGCGTAGACCGTACCGCCAGTAGACACCTGAATGGCGCTAACGCGCCACGGAGCACCGGTGGTGTTGGTCGGCAGCACAAACGGGATCGGCGTGAACGGCGGGATCGGGGTGCTGGAAGTGGTGGCCACAGCGCCGACGCCGACTTCGACGTAGCAAGCCTGATCCGACCAGACCACGACGCCCTGCGGGCCGGGGTTCCATGCGGTCGTGTTGCCAGCAGTGCCCGTGTAGGAGGCGGTGTAAGCCGGAAAATCAGCCTTGCTGCAAGGGTTAAGCAGTTCCATAAGTCAGCCTCACGCCAGAAATTTCAGTTTGTAGAGCGTTGAATAATACAGCCCAAAAATCTCGTCGATGATGTTCTGGAGCGGGGTACACTCCTTATCGACGACCTTGTAACGCATTTCGTCGAGGTCGTCTACTTGACCTTCGAGGAACTCGACGATGTTGTTCGTTTTCTTGGCCGACATCAGCGAAATGGGGCCAATAAGTCCGTATTTGCCCTGATAGGCTTCAGCAAACTTGTCCGCCAGTTCGATGATACCGTCATAAAACGTGTTCAGCGCGACGTGCTTGGCATAGCTGCGCGTGTTCAGGTGCGCCGAATGGGCTACATCGCGCGCCAGAAACATCATTCCGACAAAGTCAGCGCAACTCATCACATCATCCCTTCAGGTGCTTCTGGGGCGCCCATAGCGGGCATTTCAGGCTGTTCTGGCTGTTCAGGTGCCTCGCCCGGTTCAGGGGCTTCCTGAGCCTCCATTTCGGGCATTTCACGCATCTCAGGCGCTCCGCCGATCAAATCGCCGGTGTCGAGCGCGGCTGCGATGGTGCCCATGACGATGTCTTGGATTTGCTCGGGGGTCATTGACTGCTGAACAGCGCTGATGCGCTTGGTTTCGGCGTTGTAAGCCTCGATTTCGGCCTTGTAGCGGTCGATTTCGACCTTCTGCTGCTCGGTGCTGTCTTGAATGTGCTGCATGATGTCCGTGACGCGGTTCAGTTCCTGCGTCATGGCTTCGATTTGCTGCTGTGCAGCCATCATTTCGGGCGACTGATCGCCCTGCGACAGTACCTTGGGGTCCAAAATCTTCTTGAACCGCTCGGCCATCTCCTGAGCGCCCGGCCAATCCATGTTCTTGATGAACAGATCGCCGGCGACCGACCAAAGCTGCGGGTTGGTCTGCAAAATCTGGCCCATGGCGTCGAGGGCTTCCTGACGCTTGGTCATGTAGCCCGGACCGGTCGTGACCATCACGTCGTAAGTACCGACGCCGGGGTTGTAGACCTTTTCGATCAGCGCGCCGGTCTGCATGTCGCGGATTTCCTTGACCGGTTCAGGCTGCGCTGGGTTGAACTTGACCATGTCAACCTCACCGTCCGCACCAATGATGCGGGCGATGCGCTGGGTGTCGTAAATCTTCGGGATCAGATCGACGATCTGGCGCGTGATGTGGCGGATCGCGCGGGCCAGATTGTCCACGTAGTGATACGTGCCCACGTCGCCCTGCTTTTCGCGGGCGATAATGGCCTTTGCAGAGCGTTCGTTGCCCTGTTGGCCCAGTGAGGCGTCGTACTGACCGGTCGTCGCCTTGATGTCCTCTCCAGCCCCCATTTTGGCCTGAATAAGACCGGTCTGGGGCAACGGCGGAGGGGCGCGCTGGGGCAGGGGAAGGACGTTTCCGGCGCCGTCCGTCACATCGGGATTGACCTCCAGATACGGCCAGTTGGTCGTATTGGCGGTCTTCCACTGGAGTTCGTAACCCTCGAACTGGCCACCGTAGCCAATGAACGGTGCCTTGGGGGCCAGCGCCAGCATTTCTGCCTCTTGGCTGGTCCAGTAGTTGTACATGCGCTGCGCGTCCTTGGCGTTCCGCACAAGGCCCGAGATGTACATGCGGCCATCGACTTCCCACTCGTTGCCGATGACGCGAACGACAGGTATCCACTTGCCCGGCCACTCGCGCTCGTCGAGCACGTCGAAGCCGTTGGTCTTCATCCACATGACCTTCTTGCGGTCTACCTCACGGCTGCGGATGGGCGCACCGAACAGCGCCATAAGCTGCTTGTCGCGGGGCGTCTTGGAGAACGCGGTCTGGTTGTCCGGGTAGAGGTGCAGCGTCGCGCGTTCGTGCTTGTAGTAGAAATACTCCGCGATGCGGATGGTATCTTCCTGAAGCCACGCCGAGATGCCCTGATCGCCGACGCCCTGCGAGTACAGGGTGCTGATCGGCGTCGCGTCCGGGAACATCCGCTCGTATTCTTCCTTGAGGATGTCTTCAGTGATGAAGCACCACTCAGCGTCCGCGCCGCACGGGTCTTGGATCGTCGGGTCCATGTAGACACTGAACGCGTTCCGCACGCGTCCGATCTTGATGTCCTGATCGAAACTCTCTTCGTTGCAGTACTCGGTCAGCAGGCGGATGTAGCCTTCGCCGTAGGTGACCTGATTGTCGCACGCCGTGTCGTAAGCCACGTCGGCGTCCGACATGTACTCAATGTGGCGCACCACACCGTTGAAGATTTCCGCGACCTGCACGTCAGCGTTGTCATCCGCCGGGATGACCTTGCCTGACGGGCGGTTCTGGCGCTGCTCGTTGGTGACCTGACGGACGTGCTGGGGCAGCTTGTTGATCGTGAGGCACGGACGGGCGTTGATCGTCTGGCCCTGCACCGATCCGCGGGTTGCCAGCACGTCGGCTGGCCACTGCCACTGGTTGTCCGGGCTGCCGGCCATGAACCGGAGGTCGTCCAGTTCGTCCTCACGGCTGTCCGAGTAGGCTGCCTGAGCCATCTGGAGACGGCTACGCATGGTTGCCATCTTGTCATCGTCAACGCCGCCCTTCGTGACAGGGTTACTGCCAACGTTTGCGACCTGACCGGCCTTCTGCATACCCGTAGGATCGACCATGTGGTTACTTCTTGCCCTTCTTGGCGGCTTCGCGCTTGACGCTGTAGGCGATGGCGACGGCCTGCTTCACGGGCTTTCCGGCCTTGACTTCAGCCTTGATGTTCTTGCGGAACGCGCCCTTGCTGGTGGACTTAACGAGAGGCATCTTACTTACCCTTCTTGGTGGGCGTCGGGCGCTCGTTGACGGTCGTGCGGATGATCTGCGGCTTCTTCTTCACCAACATGCTCTCACGGGCCTCCAGACCCTGCATCCGGGCGTGCCGGTCGAGGTCTTTCTGCGTGATGGGCGCTGCGGGGCGGTTCTGCTGCATCGGCTTGGCCTTGGGCAGCGTAATGCGGATCGGGTACTGGGCCATTTACTTGCCTTTCTTGGCGGTTTTGGCGCTCTCACGGAACGCTTTTGCGGTCGGAGCGCCCTTAGCGCCGGGTTTACGCATCTTTTCGCCTGATCCAGCCGCTATGCGGGCCTTTTTGGCGTGAATGTTGGCGTACAGACCCTTTTTCATGAGCATTTCCACCGCTTGAGGCTGGCTTTCGCCCGTTCGCCGTTCTTGGCCTTGGCCGCTACAGCACCCATTCTGGCGCAAAACGACGCCTTACGGCCTGCATCTGCCTTCGTCTTGGGGTTGGGCGCCGGCGGCTTCAGGTTTGACCCCGTTTCGCGGTTATACTTGGCACGGCCCTTGGCAGTCAGCCCCGCGCCCTTGGACACGGGCAGCTTTTCACCCCGTCCTACGGCCAGCGAAACGGACTTTTTCTTGTCAGCCACGTCAAGACCCCATCCAAGATGTAGAAATCCCACCAGCAGAGTACGCTTGCGGGCGCTTCTTGTCAACGCGCGCTTCGCGTGACGCCAGCGGGTACGCGAAGGTCACTGCGATGGCGTCAGCGGCGTCTGGTGAGGCCAGCCCGCGTGCCTTCATGTCCTTCTTGCTCTCAAGGAAGATCGTCCCCTTGCTGTCGGGCTTCAGCTTAGGCCCGATCAGGTCCGACTTCAGGAAGCGGTCGTTGGGTATGCTGGCCGTTTTGAGCCACTCGCGCATGGCGCCCCACATCTCGGCGCGCTTGTTGCCGTACATGAGTTGCTTCATGGCCTTATTGCCGAAGTTGACGCCCCTGATCTTGTACCGCTGCTCCTTGAGGCGGTCCACGATGCCTGCGCCCAGCCCACCTTCGTCGATGACGACCATCGTCGGCTTGTACTCTTCGATGGCGTCGATGACGTGCCCGACGACTTCCATCGTGTCTGAGCCGCGCAGGCGCTTGATGTCGATGATGTCGCGGCCCTGCCGCACGGCGATGACGGTCGCGTCGCTGCCGAACCGCGCCGGATCGACGCCGATAGCGATGGGGGCTGTCTCGTCCTTGTAGCGCTGGCGCTGCATGGCCTGATCGACAATATCGACCGGTATGAACTGGTCGTCACCTTCCGACGGAAACCTGCCATAGACTTCAACATTGGCTTGGTAGCTGTCCGCGCCGTACTCGTCGATGATGCGCTGGTAGAGGTTTTTGTCGGTCCCCTCAACGTCGCGGGCGTCGATGATGCGCGTGCGCCAGAAGCTGCGTTTGGAGTGGAACGTCTCGTAGAAGTACCCGGTGTTGCGACGCGGGTTCGAAAAGGCGACATGGAAGCGATGCGGCGTGTTTTCCGTGAAGAAACCATCCGCGACCGACCAGATGCTGTCCGGGATACCGCTGGCTTCGTCGAACACCAGCAGCACACCGTCGAAGTTGTGAACGCCCGCGTATGCGTCCGGGTTCTCTTCCGACCACAGTCGGCCTTCGACCGACCAGTAGCGCGTGCCTTTCTTCAGGTCACGCTCGACGATCTCGGTCAGCCATTTGGCGGGCATGATGCGCGTCGCCGCCACCTCGAACCAGTGCGAGTTGAGTGACATCGCCAGCCACTTGGTGATTTCCGCCCATGTCACCGACCGCAACTGCGCTTCCGAGTTGGCTGACACGATGGTCGTCGACCCGATGCGGGTCGATAGCATCCAGATGACCAGCCATGACACTAGGGCTGACTTGCCGATACCGCGCCCTGACGCCACCGCTTCCCGGAATACGTCGAAGTCCATCTTGCCTTGGTTGGCCTTGATGTGGTCGCGGATGTCGGACAGGATTTGCCGCTGCCACCGGCGCGGCCCGCTGAAATGCTCTAGCGGTGTGCCTTGCTCGTTCCACGGAAACGCCAGCAATACGAACGCCAGCGGGTCGTCTTTGATGCTGGGCGTCCATAGGCGCGCCATAAGCTCAACTTCATCTGCCGCAGAATATTTAGGCTGTTGCATCACAGGGCCTGCTTGGGTGGTATAGCCGTTCAGCAGCTTTTCGCGCCTGAACGGCTGAGTTAACGTCAGAAAACCAGCCTAAATGATAGCGTTTACCGTTAGCTTTTATGTACGCACGCCATTTCTTTTTGGGTGCAAACCAAGACACACCTAAAAATCCTGACGAACTTTGTGTAGTTCGTTTCCGATTGTGTTGGTTTTCAGACGGCGTAACAAGGCGTAAATTTTTTAAGCGGTTATCGTTTCGGCTATGGTTTATGTGGTCTATGTTGTTTGTTGGGAACGCACCGTGTACGTACATCCACGCTAACCTATGCGCTAAGTAGGGTTTTCGGTCTATATGCACACGCCAGTACCCAGCAGCGTGTAAAGTGCCCGCAACTTTGTTGGTTTTGCGCCAGCGGAATTCGCCTGTGTCGGGGTCATACGTCAGTAGACTTTTCAGGCGTTCTTGCGTTATTGAGTGCGTAGCCATCAACAAATCCTTCTTGTTGGTCGGTCAGGAGAGTGGAGGGCGTTGGCGCGCTCTCCACTTCCGTATATCGGCCTTCTATAACACGCTTTTGCGCTTTTTCCAAAGCTGCAATTACGCTGATTTGGCCTTCTATTGACACCTCAACAGATTGTTTGCTGACCCAGCCGTGCTGATGCTTGAGGATGTTCAGCGCGGCAGTGGCGTCGCCATCGGCTGCTGCGTCGTACAGCGTCTTGGCGGCGGTGAACTCGCCGTCGGCCCGGCCTTTCATTTCGGCCATCTCAACCAGCGGGTCGAACTCGTGCAGCTTGCGGTACTGCGCCGGTGTGAGGCCAGCCGCCATCGCTAGGCTGTCGCCCTTCAGCCCATAGCGTGCAGCTTCGTAGATCGCCTCCAGACGCGCCTCAGTCGCCTCTGGGCGCTCGGGCGTGAATGGCAGTGAGTAGAAGGTCATGGGTTGCAGCATACTGTGTTGCGGCTTTGGCTGCAACTTTCAAAAAATAAAAAATTGTCTGCGGTCGGTGCCCGTGACAGCCACACGCCCGTCGGCCCCACCCCTCCCCCCTCCCTGCCAGCCGATCAGCCAAAAGCATTCCTCCGTGGAATTGCGTATGGACCTTTTGCCTAGGGGAAAGCACGCATACGCATAAACACATATGGCTGGCGGGCGTGATGGCCCTTTGCCTTTTGTGCAGTGCAGCATGAACGCAGAAAGCCACCCCGGCACGAAACCGGAGTGGCACTCTGTTAATGGGGTACTTGGGGTAGTGTTATTCAACTCGCCAAATGCGAATGCCTTTCACGCCGTCTTCAATCACGGCGCGCGTTGTTATGCGCCAGCCGTTGCGCTTTACGTAGTTTCGCGCAGTCATGTACGCCGGGTGGTGCTTGTTGTTTTTATGTTCGCCGGGGAAGAATGCGCTATCGCCCGGCACCATCTCTCGAAACGGATATTTTGGTTCGCCCTTGCCGCGATAGGCGCGCGGCGCGGGGAGAGGCACGTGCTTGTCAATTTGCATGGCTGGTTCCTTTGGTCGTGACCAAATGCCAACTAACACAACAGCCCAAACTACGCAACGGCTTTTTTCGCGGGACCGGAGAGGGGATGATGGTCATTTTTTTTCAGTTTCCAAGTCGCCGACGAACGGAGTGCTGTATATCCTTATTGCGAACCATTCTTAACAACTACAATAATCCTAGGTTCACATCTTAAAAATGACCATTTAACCCATAGCAACCCGGAAAGTCAGGCAGCGCGGCGGTTTCAGCGTGGGCCATACCGTGCCCATTTTGCTACCCCATTTCCTACCCATCTCACCCCAAAAATGACCATCAATTTAATCGCGCGATTAAACGTCACTCAACTCGTCGCACGACAAACCGAAAGCGTGGTCATTTTGGGGTACCTAAAATGACCATCATTTTTCCAACACATTTTGTTATTGACAGCTACCCTCAAAAGCGTATTCTGGTGACACAAACACAGAGGAGCAAACAGACCATGACTGTACTGCATATCGCGGACCATGTTGCCTTGACGCTGATCGACTTCGGTTGGCGCAATCAGGACGACGGCACTTACACCAAGCGCATTCGCTGCTTTGCTGAGGCTGGCACTATGTCGGACGGCACTCGCGTTGTGCGCTTGCGCCTTGACGACACTGGCCGCTGGTTGGAGCGCATTGACGGTTGGGGCAATGTAGAGCGCGACGTTGACTTGCGCGACTACGCCTCGCCCCGCGCCGCCATCAACGCCGTATTGGACTAGGAGCAACTGACATGACCGACATTAGCCACATCCTGCCCTTCGAGGCTTTCGTCATCATCATGCTGATCGTCATGGGCGCAATCGCCTGCTGGCCGAACCGCAAGCGCTAAGGGCTGACAATGGCAGACCCTCGCCCGCACTATAACCCAACCGACATAGACGCGCTGCACCGCAAGGCCATCGTGCAAGGCACGCAGCGCCTACTCGACCGCCTACGCGACCAACACCCGCGCATCATCGCGCACCTTCAACGCAAGCAACAGGAGCAAGCACAATGACGCAGACAAACCTAAGCGACCTATTCCGCGAGGAAGAGGACCGACTGTTAGCCGCGCGCAAAGCAGAGCGCGAAGCAGAACTGGCAGCAATCGCCCGAATGACACCCCAAGAACGTGAAGCCGCTTCAAAGGCATTTGAGGATAAATGGGCCTTTCTGGACGATGCTGCGCCAACTGACGAAGACGAAGAGGAGCAAGCACAATGACACAAGCAACACACACGCCGGGGCCGTGGTCTTTTAGGACAACGGGTTGGAGCACCAATCCTTTCGCTATCCATTCACCGCGCCGCCCCGGCGCTGTCGCTTGCGTCCCGTCTCGCACAAGCGTGCCGTTGGATGAACAAGACGCAAACGCCCGCCTGATCGCCGCCGCGCCCGAACTGTTGGCGGCGCTGGATGAACTGTTAGGTGACGTTGAGCTACTTAATGAGCCGTATCGAAACGAGGCTATTTGCGAACGCGCCCGCGCCGCCATCGCCAAAGCAAAGGGAAAGTGAGACAATGACCCATGACCGCACCTACTGGCGCGCGCAGGACGACAAGCGCCTGATCGACGAAGCCAAGCACAACCCATCCGCCGAACTGGCAATCGCCCTTGGTGAACGGCTGGAGGACAGTCCAGACCCCAACGAACTGGACGAACTGCACGACGAACTGCGCGAAGCCCAACGCAAGATCGCCACGCTAGAGGCCGACCTAGAGGCCCTAGAGCGTGACTTTGAGGCCCTACAGGACGCCAGAGGCTGACCATGGGCTATTTCCTTGCCTTGCTACTGCTAGGCGCTCTCGCAATCGTACTGGAAGAGGACAACGACGAATGAGCGACATTATCCCCTTGGTGGCCGTTATTAGTCTGATCGGCAACGCCGTGCTCATGATCGGTTACGCGCGGCTCTACAGCCGCCACGCAGATACAGACCATGAGAACCTGCACCTGCTACGCCATATAAAGGCCATCGCCGCCGA